GTTGTAAAATCCCAGATCATCTGGAATAAACCAACAGCTGCGATGGGATGGTCTGATTATCGATGGAAGCATGAGCCATTCTTCTATTGCTGAGTAAAAGATTGATCACCTGCATTTTATGGTGACAGAACACATACTACAGTGATTGATTTTGATAAATCCGACGCGCAACTTCTGGCTCAACTCAAACACGCCAGAGAGGCTGAAAAAGAAGGCAAGACCACTATCTGGACTATGAAACGCGATCCCGTGAAGGATTATGTACACCCCACTCAAAAGCCAATAGAACTCATCTGATACGCTCTCGCCAATTCGAGCAAGTCGTGAGATATAGTGCTGGATCTCTTCGGAGGTTCTGGAAGTACACTGATAGCCTGCGAAAAGCACCAGAGAATAGCACGCTCCATGGAACTCGACGAGAGATATGTGGAAGTGATAATCAAACGGTTCTATCAATACACGGGTGGAAAACTTCCTGTCCGATGTATCAATCGAGAAATTGACATTAATTCTATTATTGAATAGTAATGGTAAAGAAAGCACCACCAAAATCAAAACCCGGTAAATCACCAGAGCTGGATAAACAAGCGTACCTCGCTAAGATCCAGCCTTATTTAATGCTTTGACTATCTATAAAAAAGGCGTGTAATGCGTACAATGTAAAAACAAACTGGACCGATTTTGTAAGCCCATCAACGATCGGGATGTGGTATCAAGAGATTGACGCTGTCCGAGACCAAATCGATGCCTGGCGAGAATCGCCCGACATGATGGCCCACAAGGCGTGGGTCGATAACCTCCGGACCTCAAACTTTGCAGCTGCCAAAGCGTGGCTCGAAGTGAAAGACCGTGAGACATTCGGAGTCAAAGAAGACAGTCAGGCGCGTGTGATCATTGAGTTTGCAACGCCACCGTCACCATTTTCTGTAAAGGATGCCACACCAACAAAAGTTGTGTCGGTCCCAATCAAGGAACCACTGAAGCAATCTGTAGGATTCCACGCTAATCAGACCAAAAAAAAAAGCGTGAAGCCCTCAAATTCAAAAAAACCGAAGAGTGGTCCAAATACCAAAAAGAAATCAAGCTGAGGCGAAAAGAAAGGTGGAGAAGAAGGAACCGGATCAAAAAGCAAATAACTCTACAACTTCATGAGCTCCGCGATCGAATGAATGAACATCGTCCGTAAACGGATATATGAACTCCAACCAAAGCAGCTCGAGGCGTCGTATACATTCAAACCATTTCGACTCTACGGCGGTGCGAAGGGCGGTGGAAAATCCCACTGGCTCCGAGCTGAAGCTACTGGCCAATGTCTCACAAGTAGAGGAATCAATGGCCTTATTTTGCGTCGTACATTTCCAGAGGTCGAAAAGAACTTCCTCTACCCTTTCCAGCGCGAGGTCCCAATCACAGCGTACAAATATAATGCCCAGAACCACCGTATCAAGTTTTTTAATGATTCGACGATAGAGCTCGGTTATTGCAAGAACATGACCGATGTCCTCAGATACCAAGGTATTGAGTACGACTTCATCGGTATTGAGGAATTAACTCACTGGAGTGAGGATGAGTTCGACACCATCATATCATCCCTGCGTACTTCGAAGGAATGAGTGACTCCTAACTTTTTCTGAACTACCAATCCATGAGGAAAAGGTCATGCATGGGTAAAAAAGCGCTGGATTGATAGAGAACCGAGTGAAACATACGATATCGACGATTATGCCTTTATACAGGCATTCTATACAGACAATCATGTGCTTCTTAGGATGGATCCAAACTATATCAAGCGTTTGAATGCACTCCCTGAGAAATTGCGTCGTGCCCTCCGAGATGGTGACTGGGATATCTTCGAAGGTCAGTACTTCGAAGAGTTCCGTCATGACCTCCATACAATCCCGCCATTTGTACCACCAAAGGGCGTCAAAAAGCGCATTATATCATTCGATTATGGATATACCGCTCCATCAGCCGTCTATTGGATGGCCCAACTATACGACGGTCGTGTGATATGCTACCGAGAGCTCTATGTGACAAAGCACACATACCGACAACTTGCCACGCGTATCCTGGCCATGACACCAGAATGGGAGCTCGAAGAGATCGGGTCCAATATCTTCGCGGATCCCGCCATTTTCAAGAAAAACGAATCGACATGAACCTCAGCTGAAGATGACATGATAGAAGTTGGGCTCTATATCTCCCGGGCGGATAATGTCCGTGTGGCTGGATGGAATACTGTCCGTGAAGGCTTCCAGCTCTTCCAAAATCCAAATACAGGCATCGTGTCGGCTCGTGTTCTTATTACGAAAAATTGCAGTAATCTCATACGGACACTCCCAATGATGATCCATGACGCGCGAAATCCAGAAGACCTCGACTCGTCCCTCGAGGACCACGCGTCTGACGCCTTCAGATATTGACTGCGTGAATTTAAGCTACCAGAAGCGGATATAGAGTTTCTGATAAGCGTAAATGACGCAATGAAAAAAAAGAATGTGCAAAATTCACAAATTTCGATAAAATATTGACAAAGCGAAAATCAAGAAAACAAAGCCGTCCAAGAAGAAACTCCAGAAGAAGAAACATACGATCAGGACGACAAAAACTCTATTCTTAATTCGGATTTTTAATAACCTCACTCTATGCAAAAGAAAGTAAAAACCTCGTCCCAGATCGAAGACCTCAACCATACGGCCGACTCGACAACTGAAGAGGAGCTACTCGAGGACCTCGTCACCGCCGTCAAAGGTATGGCAGGTACCAAGATCATCGACGGATATCTTGATGAGGAATATAATCCACAACTCGCTGGATTTAAGGGAATGGAAGTATACGACCGAATGCGACGCTCTGACGCGCAAGTTTCTGCGGTCCTACTGGCTATGGAGCTCCCGATTCGCAATGCGTACTGGGATATCGAACCAGCAAAGAATGAGGATGATGAGGTAACACCAGAGTACCAGGAGCAAGCGGATTTTGTAACAGAAGCACTCTTTGAGCGTATGCAAGACGGGTGGGATAATAAGCTCCGAGAGATTCTCACTATGCTGCCGTTTGGTTTCTCACTCTTCGAGAAGGTGTACAAGGTCGAGGACGACCGCGTATGGATCGATAAGCTCGGATTTAGAAAGCAAGTAACGATTCAACGCTGGATAACATCGGCAAGACTTCCAGGAGTGACTCAGCTCCTCCCGACTCCAGGTCCAACTGGAGAATTTGAGGTATCCATCCCAGGATATCAACTCCTCCTTTTTTCATTCCGAAAAGAGGGTGACAACTTCTCATGAATCTCTGTTCTTCGATCGGCATATAAAAACTACTTCATCAAAGATAAGCTCTACAAATTCGACGCTGTGAAGCACGAAAGACAAGGGGTGGGAATACCAGTCATCTACATACCGAAAAACGCCAACAAGGCCCAAAAGGCGGTCGCTGCTAACATCGTAAAGAATATACGAGCCACTGAACAAACTGGAATCGTCATGCCAGGTGCGAAAGCCGATGGCTGGGAGTTTGAATTTGCTGATTTGAAGGCATGAAGCCAATCCGACCTATGGGAATCAATAAAGCACCACAATCGTGAAATTGCAAAGAATGTCCTGGCACAATTCCTCGAGCTCGGCGATACAGGATCCGGGTCATTCTCTCTCGGCGCTGATCAATCCGACATATTCATATCAAGCCTCACGAGTATCTCCAATCAGATAAGCGAAGTCATCAATAAGTATCTCATCCGAGAGCTCGTCGATATGAACTTCGATACTGACAAGTATCCAAAGCTCCGATGCCAGAAGATAACCAAGACCGATACGGAGAAACTCGCCAATACTATCGCAACACTCGTGAGCGGTGGAATCGTCAATACTGATGAATCGATAGAGGATTATATGCGTGAACTTCTCGGTATTCCAGCACGCTCAGAGGACGAATCAATAGAGGATGAGATGGGCGGTGAGGACGGTGACGAAAGCATGCCAGAAGACGACGGGGCGGATGTTGTATCCGAACTCGAAACCCTCGCCAATGGCGATACTCCAGAAGACGAAGAGGAGTTCTCCGACCTTATGGACACGGTCCTAGAGTTTGCAGAAAGCGCAATATTTAAAGCACCAATGTCCGACGAGACAAAAAAAAAGATTAGTGAAGCACTCACCAAGAATAGAGGTGGTAACCTGAAGGGAAAAATTGAGATAGCAAAAAAGTGAGTAGCTGAGAGCTCCGCTGAAATCACCAAAGCCCGAGCGGATGTAGCCAACCTGAAGGCGGAACTCGCAAAGGTTCCAAAGGGTCCAGCAGGTAAGGCACAACGTCAAAAGATTGCAGCAAAGGCAAAAGAAACCCTCGCTGGCATAAAGAAACTCCAAGTGGTCAAAGGAAAAAAAGCGGCCAACCTGAAAGAAGCAAGAAAAATGATGAAGGAACGCAAGGCGGCTCTAAAAGCTGAAATAACCACTATACGCGCGAGCGTGAAGGCTGGTAAAACATCAGCAAAACAGGCAACCGAATGACTCCAAAAGAAGGTACTCGCCAATCGTGCTGAGACTGCAAAGCTCCGAGAAGAAATGAAAAAGCTCCCAAAGTGAGATCCACGGCGTGAAGCGATCACTGAAACCCTCGACGGCATCTCGAAGGAAAACATGGATATCAAGACTGCCCAAGCTGGAATCCGAACTGCTGCAAAGGCAGCTGGAGACACGGCAAAAAGTACCATTGATAAGAAGAAAACAGACTCAGGACTCTATCATGAACCATGCGATCATGGAGACGAGCTACCGTCAGTTTTTAGCGATGAGTTCTTTCAGGACATGAGTAGGGCGTTCACAAACGATAGAATCGTAAGCCTTATCCGTGGTGCGAAAGATGATGAGTCTCGTACAAAACTCAAAACCCTCGGTTTCAAATTCAATGATTTTGAGCTCAACGCTGCAAGACCTCTCACATTTGCTGAGAAGAAAGTGAACTTCACAAGCCTTATATCAGCCATGGACGGCTATACGAAGACCATGGAAAACAAGCTCGAGGAACTCACAGTGAAACAGAAAGACGATCTCCTTAAGCAAGTAGCCAAAGCCGTGGAAGCAAACGATATCAAGGCGGTGGGTGTAATTAAAGCAAAGTACACCGGAGAACTCGCAAAGGCCCTTGAGGATGTTATGAAAGAAGTCTTTGAGATAGGGAAAAAATCAGCTGCCTCAGAAATGGCAGTCAATGTCCTGGCCACTACCAATGAAATCAAGGCATGAATCAAGGTCCAGGCGCAAGCCATAGTCGATAAGGTCACCGCTGAGATGGAAAACGGTATAAAAACCGCCGTGACTCAAACGGTCCAGAAGAACGGTGGATCCGTCACCAACACTGGGACCACCGAAGCCGTGGCGGCTGCCAGCGCCAATCTCGACAAGGCGATAGAGGGTGCAAAGGCAACTCTCACATCGCTTGGAGTAACAGGAACTATCAACATGGGTCGTGCGTTTGTCTTCGAGAGATTCCCAGAGAAGGTGTACGCGTTCCAATTCTCGGCAATCCTCGACTCGAAGACAACCGACACCTGTAGATCACTCGACGGTCGAATCGTGAAGCCAGGATCGTCTGAGTTCTACGATTACTCACCACCTCGACATTACCGATGCCGCTCCATATGGGTAGAAATCCTCCAGGATGAAGTGTTTAAGCCTGCGATCGATGGAATACCAGCATCGATACCGAAAAACCCCACCATCGACACGTTTAAGGACCTGCAGTCGCCAATAATCCTCCAGAACTCTCCAGCGGTGAAGGTGGTCCGAAAAGAACTAGAGGAAAGAAAGAAAAAACTCGAAGATCTCGAAGTCACTGGACAATTCCCGAACCGTCAAGAAGCTCACCGAAAGCGTATAGCAGAACTCGAGGCGTCGCTGAAGGGAATAAAGACCGAGTGAGATAGTGAGTTCTTCGAGGGTGCAAAAAGGGCATTAGCTCAATACGGTGTAGAATTTCAATAGTGTCAATACACTATCAATTCATAGTCAATTGACTATATGAATCACAAAAAAAGGCTTTGGAAAGCCAATAAAAAATTCAATGTACAAAAAATCCCCTCATTGCGAGGGGATTTTTTTATCTATTACCGTCACGGGACCAACGCCTATGGTGTGAGATTTGACATACAAACTCTCATCATTCTTTCTCCCATTTATCAGAATCAAGAATCTTGAAGTACGAGTAATACCAACCTTCTCATCCAACGCCAATCGTGGAAATTATACGACGCTGCCATCATGAAGGATTCTCATAGTAGTCTCCAACCTTACACTCGGAAGGCTTGGGGTTTCTTTGCCTTCATTCCCAAAAAGAATTATCCATATATTTTAACAAAAGTGGACGTAAAGATACGAAATAAAAAATGCAATACCAAGACCGATAAAAAATACACCTGTACGCTCTCTCCAGAGTTCTCGATTGAGCTCTCCGATTTCTTTCTGATACCCGAGACAACGGTCGATTTGTACCTTCAGAGAGTCCTCCGCTTTATTACGAGCATGACGCGCGTCCTCGCGGTCCTTTATTATCTCAGCCCACTCTGTGGTGGTCTTATGTACAATCTTCTCACCTTTGAGAGATTCATTATATCGCTCAATATTTGTTTTTCAGTCAGCGTCACGAAATGTGCGTGGCTTTTTAGTGGTCGCCTTTGGTCGGCGTGGTGCTTTTGCTGCTGCCATATGGAGAAATTGGTTAGATGATAATAGCCTCCGCCCATTTTACTGACTCCAGCAAAATGGTGCGCAACCCACTAGCGTCGATACCGGGCGTTCACTTCAGGGTCCGCGTGGACCATTCGGTCAATCCAGCGTGGGTCGGTGACCTTGTCACCATGCTCGTGGACCGATTGCAGAGAATCGTGCATAGGTGGCAATAGGAGCTTCGATGCGCTGCAAGGCGCCACGTAGATAGCCCAGTCATTCCCTCCACCCTTCCAAGCGCCCCAGATGAGGTATTCAGGACCCTCGCGTGACATGAAGACACCATCGGGTGAGTTTTCGATAACACCCCAGGAGATGAGAGCGCCGTGAGGCGTGGACTCGTAGCGGTCCTTTGATAAGTGAATAGCCATATACTATTTTTGGTGAAGAAATAAATCAGAGACGGCGGTCCGAGCTGCGGTGATACCTTCGGTGTAGCGTACAAAAACATAGTCAGGATCGGGGCAAAACGATGACACGACACCACGCTCGCGCGTAGCGCCAGGGAATGGCTCATACCATACAACCTGTCATGGATAGAAAGCGATAATTGGCTCATTATCGACTGCAAGATTTCATTCTTCGTCAATATTCACCGTCAATGTGTCTCCAGAAAAGAACTGGACCGAGTCTCCATATTTTTCTTTCTCGGATTGCATATGGCAAGCGAAGCAATTAGGAACTCGGCTGGATGCTGTACATCATGGTGCGTGGTCCATAAGGAAAAAAGGTTATAAGATATCGCCAGCAGCTATACAGAAACAACTCGGAGCGCGCATACCACCGTCAGGATTCATGGTGAAGAGCCAAAGCGTAGCATCCTTCGGATTCTTGCGAAGGGACGGCGTAATGATACCATCGTGAGTCTTGTATTGGAATATGGCGTCGTTCCACTCCAGGTTCACAAAAATCTCATCACCGACGAACCACCACTGGTACTCTCCAGGAGAAAGCAAAACCGAACCATTCGGGAACCTTTGAGAACCGCGCTGGTTTTTGTAATACTCAAAAGAAAATTTGACTTTCATAAGATTATACTTGATTAAGGATCTCAAGGAAAACCGCCTGAGATGTGTAGTGCTGGACCCTTTGACATCGGTTCACTTTATAGGCTCGAACCGCGTCCACGAGTCCTGGAGAGAGAGAAAAATTCATAATAGAAAATGTAAAATTAATTAAAAAATGAGAGAATAATCTTCTGTCTTTTCTTCACATAAATGTTCACTCGCTTCTTTGTCATTAGTGAGGCATAATCCTCACAGAATCACTCCTCCACATCAGTCATAGAATACTCATCATAGAACGCTTTGACGCCACGCTTGTAGTCTTTTTTGTACTGCTTGGCGTATATTTTCTTTTGCTTCTTTGTCAGGAATTTATCATAAATTACATGACCAATCTCATGATTCTTATAGTGTTCTGTGTTTCAGTCATTAAGCTCACAAACGAATACAGATCAATCATATATGCCTCACACTTCTCATCAACAATAGAATTCTGAGTCTGACAATTGTCCACCTATCGGAACGATTGTTATCACCACGGATGCGATTAGTTCTGCTATAGTCATAAGAAAGATAAAAATTCAGCCCAACTATTAAAATATAAAGTGAGGAACGAAAGACAAATAATGGTGGCAACTATTTTTTTCATAATTAAAAGTAAAAGGATAAAGCTCCAGAGGAGAGTCCAGCACACGACGAGAGATGGATTGCCAAATGCATCGTCGCTCAGCTCATATACCATGATTACTCGCACGATAAGACTCAATTGAATGAAATCTACACGATAAGTATATGACACTGTGCTGGACCCTCCCAATGAGCTAATCCATCCGACACCAGTGGTGAGTCTTGACGCCTGACGCTTCGACGATCGCCTGGACCGACGCCCAGGTCCAAGAGCTGGAGAACTCCGTCGATAGGCGCTGCCAGAGAGCCTCCACGCCACGCTTCGAGCGTGTCATCATAGCGGGCTCATTGTTCGTATCGACGAGGTCGAGAACAGTCACGACGCGGTCCGTAGGATTCCAGAGGATGTCGACATAGAGTCATGAAAGGCGATTCATATAATGAGGGATTAATGGGTATAAACTGGAATCTCAACGGCAATCTGTACATCGAAAATAACACCTTGTTCATTGAAAGCTCCAGAGATATCTTCGAACGCTTCCTCATTATCGATATCAATAGCGTTTGACGCTGAGAAGGTGATATGCTTTGCGAGGTAGCGGCGGTCCGAGATGATCTCCATTGCGAGCTGTGCAGAACCAAGAGTGATGACGAGATGGTACATACGGTGGTGGGGTTATCGATTCAACAAAGCCATATTATGCATAATCGAAACAAAAGCAAATGATTATGCAGGATTAAGCAGTAAAACGCTTGACAATGCACGAATTACTGCGAGTTTCTGAAAGTTTCTGAAGCAGAAACTATTTAGAGGGTAGAAAATCGTGGTAGATTTTGGGTAGATTTGGAAGATTTGGAGTAATATGCAAAATTAGAAAAGGTATATTTAGAAAAGCAAATACAGACACCAAAGCCAAAGTCTCACATTCCTGCGGATTTCTGAAGCAGAAACTACACAAAGTAAAGTAAAGTAAAGTAAAGAATATATTGTGTATGTGGGTTTTTTCGATATTATTTTTTTATATTTAACACGGAAACAAAAAATGGATAGGCAGGAAAGGCAAGCCGTCATCTCCATAGAAATGGACCAAATCGGAAACTTCGAGATCCGATGGGATGGTGATAATAAATACCGACTCCCCATGATGTGATCCTTGGATTTTGCTAAAGACTACCTCAAAGACCAGATCCGATGAGGGTCCGCGGTTTCTGCGTCAGAAATTTGCAGAAATACGCAAAAAGAATATAATACAGAAAAAGTACAGGTCGTCTCAAAAAAAGAGGCGATTTCTCTCTACATGGATGCCTTCGAGAAGATACAAAACCGCCTTACAGCCATGGCATGAACCGATGATCGCGCGACCTACCAAGTGCCTGAATTCATAAAAAACCTCTAGTATGAAAAAGACAAAAGCTCAAATCCTCGCGTTCTTCTCAGAGAAAGGAAAAATCTCAAAGGACACTGCGACCAACATAACCAATCTAATCTACGAGAAAGGACTGGATATTACAGCGCTGGACCGAGTCATGTGGAAAATTGAGAGCTATATACGCAAGGAAAAGATGGCGACGATCTTCGACCTCCTGACGCCTGACGAAATGGGGAAAGTTATCGACGAAATGATAGCCGAAGACAATGAATGGAAAGCTCAATGCCTACCAAAAGAAGCAGGCACATCTCTCTCCGCCGTAAAAGCAAACTTTACGGCGTGGGGATTTTCTGAATTATCAGACTCTCAAAAAAATGACAAGAAGGCAAACGATGTCGTCGATATACAGATCATGAGAACCGGAAAATGGAATCATCCAGCCTACGGGGAGTTCGAAATTACTCCAGAGATCCTCAAAGAAGTAAAAGCAAACTTTGACGCGAACATTCGCGGTATCAAGCTTGCAGTCGACGAAAACCACGAACCAAACCACAAAGCACTCGCATGGTATACGGAATTATACCAAGTAACAGAAGGTGATCTCTTTGCGAAACTAGAGCTCACAAAAAGGGGCGCAGACCTCCTCAATGAGGGAGCCTACAGATACTTCTCTCCGGAGATAGTATTCTACAAAACAGACGAGGAAACGGGGAAACCCATCACCAACATGTTAGTCGGTGGAGCCTTCACTAATCGACCATTCTTTAAATCGATGCAACCACTCATGGCATCAGAAGACGGTCAGGAGACTGAAGGTACACGAACGACACAAGGTGAGGCTGGACACGGATACTCGGAAAACTTTTATATCTTTTTTGAACCTACCATGAAAACACTACTCGATATCCTCGCGGCGTTCTCAGACCTCGCGAAAATCACATTGGCGCAAAAAGAACAGCTCGAATCGGCGTTCAATGACCTTCCTGCTGATTCAAAAAGCCCAGAGATTACCAAAGCAGTCAATCAAACTCTCGCTAAGTTTAGCGAAGGTGAAGAAACACCTGCAGGGGAACCAGCAACTCCACCAGCTGAAGAAAAGAAGGTGGAAGCAAACGAAGGTGTCGTCTCAATCCAAGCCTCTGAGCTTGCTGCGCTCCGTGCTGCGGCTGCAAAGGGTCAAGAGGTCCAGAAGACAACTCTCGCGGCGTTCTGTGAGACTTCTGTCTCTGCAGTAATCGCCAAAGGTTCTGTGCTTCCAAAGCATAAGGACAAACTCGCTCAATTCTCTGAATCCCTCGGATCAGTAGAGAAGGCAAAAGAATTTTTCGAGATAATCGGAGAATTCAAAGCATTCAACACGACTGAAGTCGGTACTGGAGCAGATCCAAAACCAGCTGAGCCGTCAAAAGATGCTAAGTTCTCAGAGACGGTCACTTTCTTCCAGGAGAAAATGGGCTTCTCAGAAGAAGAAGCTAAGAAGGCAGCTGAGACATCTCTCAAAGCCTAATTCATTTATTATCTAATTTTTTTGCTCTTATGGCATCAATCGAAACCAACTACCGAGAAGGGGTGCTCAATGCATTTCTTATCGAAGCAGCCAAACTCATCGAGAAGGGAAATCCAGTGTATACTAAGGCTGCAACTGGGTATGCTTTCCAACCTTCATCTACAGACAATGTCGCTGCAGGTGATACATTTCTCGGAATCGCTGCAGAAACTATCGACAACACTGCCGGTGCTGCCGGTGCTCTCTCAGTTCGTGTATACTCAAAGGGTGTACACCAAGTTCCTAATACTGGTTCTATCGTCCAAGCTTCAGTCGGTGATGCAATCAAGATCACTGCTGCCGGAGTTCTTGCAACTGGAACCGTAGCGGTCCGAATCGGTACATGTGTGGCAGTAACGGCAAGTCTCGTGGATATTGATATCGACCAGGCTATCGGATCCGTCTACGCATAGTCAATTTTTCTATTCTAATTTCTAATTTATTTTTTTCTTATGCTTACGCCTCAAGAAATTTCCCGTCTGCTTAAAAGCGGTCTTCAGACTACATTCATGAAGGCATACGACGCGGTACCTACATACTACCAAGATTTTGTTACTCAGGTACCATCTACCAAGTCCTCAGAGGAATACGGATGGCTCGGTGACACTGCTGAACTCCGAGAATGGCAAGGAGAACGTCTCCCTAAGGCCCTCAAAGAGTACGGATTCACAATCAAGAATAAGAAATACGAATCTTCTATTCGCGTGGATCAGGACGCAATCGACGACGACCAATACGGTCAAATCGTAATGCGCGTCACTCAAATGGGTGGTGGTGCAAAACGATCATACGATAAGCAGTTTGCTGCTATTATCGAAGCTGGAGCATCAACTGTATGTTACGATGGTCAAAACTTCTTTGATACCGACCATAGTGAAGGTAGCTCAGGAACTCAGGTCAATCTCTTTACATCAAGGGCTCTCGATGCAACAAACTCAAAGTACATCATCCAGACAATGGAAGCGTACAAGACTGATACTGGACACCTTGCTGGAGTACAAGTTACTCACCTCATGGTTCCTACATGTCTCGAGTGGACTGCGAAGGAACTCTTCGATCCAACGGCTGTAGCGGTTACAACTGATCCTGCAAAGGCAGTTCTCCGCGGTCGCGTGAAGGTAGTGGTCAATCCTTACCTCTCAAGCGCGTCTGGAGCAAACGCTCCATACTACTTCATGGACCTTTCAGGTGCCATCAAGCCGTTTATCTTCCAGATTCGAAAGCCTCTCAAGTTCGATCAGGTAACAACTGCAAACCCAGATACAAACGCATTCATGACTGACTCAAACCTCTACGGAGTAGCTGGTCGTCACGCGTTCGGATACGGTGATTGGAGATTGTGTTCTAAGGGAACAAACGTCTAATCGATACGGTTTCTACTTCTTAAATAACAGAGTCCATGTCAAATTCTAAAACTTCCATTCGCGTAAGATTACGCAACCAAAACCACCCGACAGGCCAACGCCGTCGGGCTGGTCTCATATTCTGAGCTCAACCATCAATAGTCGAAGTCTCTGATGAAGAGCTCAAGGCGATAAAGGAGGACTCATACCTCCAGATTCTCCCAGGAGGAGCAAACGCTCCAGAGGGTGATGAAGGTGGAGACGATGAGAATGAGGGTACGAAAGAAATCAACCTCGATCGTGCCACAAAACCTCAACTCGTCGAAATTCTCACCAGTGAACTCAAACAAGTCCCAGGTGTCGACTTCGAACCAGGTGCATCCAACGCTATACTTAAGCAACTCATTGCTGATCTACGCGCGAAAGCTGCAGAGGGCAATAAATCGGATGACGACTCTGATGATGAAG